TACCACGCAGGCCGACATCACCGCCACGTGGACCGACGCTACGCATGCCACCCGCAAGACCCGCCTCGCGTTCTCCGCCTGGGACTTCGCCGCCGCGCGCGAAGGACTGCGTATCGAAGCCGACGGCGCTGCCCCTCGCCTCGGATTCTACGGCGCAACCGCCGTCGTCAAACCGGCCGCCCTGACCGCCACCGCGCCCGCCGCGCCCGCCGGTGGCACCGGTACCGCCGCCGGAGGATGGGATACCGCCGCCAATCGCGACCTCGCGATCGCCACCATCAACAACCTGAAGACCCGCGTCGACGAACTCGAGGCCAAGCTGCGGGCGCTTGGCTTACTCACCTAACCACCAAGGAACAAGCCCATGGGCACCAGACAGCAGGACTACATCACCGCAATTCGCGCCGCCAACCGCAAGATTTGGGACGGCCTCAACGAACTCACGGCCGCACAGCGCGAGTGGAACGCGCTCGACTATGGCACCACCCTGCCGGCAGGAGAAGGCGCCAACGAAGGCATCACAAGATCCATGGTCGGTGCCGTGGCCTTCGACACCGCGAACGCCCTTGTCACCACTCTCAATGCCGGCCATGCCACCAACATGGCAAAACTGCTCTAACCTCGCCGTCGACAGACCGGAATCCCCATGGCCAGCGTCGCCTACGACGACCCCGACGACACCTATGACAACGCCCTCGACACCTACGACGGCGGACGCTCGTCGGTGCCGATAGACGACCCGCGCTACACCCTGATCATGGCCGCGCCGAACGCCACTCTGACCGCCGCATCCTCGAACTGGCGGATCGTCATCCGATGACCACGCAGACGCTCTCGCCGAAAGACCCTGCCGAGCAGATCGCCGTCACCTTCGATTTCTCGGCCGGCATCATCGGTGGCGAGACCATCACAGGCACGCCGACCGTCACCGCGTCTTCGGCTGGCGGCTCCGACACCGTGCCCTCAGCGATCCTCTCGGGGGCGCCTTTGGTCTCCGGCAGCCTCGTCATGCAAACCATCGTCGGCGGCATCGATGGCGCGACCTACAAGCTGCGCTGCCTCATCACCCTGACGCCCAGCGGCCGCAAGCTGGTTCTCGCCGGGCTGCTCCCGGTCGTCACCGCCTGAGATGCCACGATGACCGACATCGCCACCACCGAACCGACTCGACTGCGCGCCGGAGACACCTGGAAGTGGACGCGCACGCTCGCCGACTACCCGGCCGGCTCCTGGACGCTCAAATACCGCTTCAAACACCCGACCGCCGCCGGCTTCGAAATCGTCGCCACCGCCTCCGGTACCGACCACGCCATCACCGTACCGGCCGCCACCAGCACCGGATACGCCCCCGGAAACTGGACCTGGCAGGCTTGGGTCGAAGGCGGAAGCGCCGAGAAATACACCATCGCCGCCGGATACACGACCATCGATTCCGACTACCGGTCAGGCGTCGCCACCACCGCGCTCGACGATCGCAGCCACGCCCGCAAGACGTTGGCCGCCATCGAGGCCTGGATTGAAAGCCGCAACCCGGGCGTCGAGTCCTACGAAATCGCCGGCCGGCAGATGCGCTACATCCCCATTGCCGAGCTGCTCAAACTCCGCCAGCTTTACAAAGCCGAAGTCGCCAATGAGGATGCCGCGGCCCGCATCGCTGCCGGCGTCGCCAAGCCCCGACGTATCCAGTTCCGCATATGACCCAGCCCCGGCCTTTCAAGGATCGTCTCCGCAGCGCCTGGCGCGTGCTTACCGGCAAGCGCGCCGACCCCTTTGCCGCCACCTACGGCACCGGCCATGTGGCCGGCTTTGCTGGCGGCGCCGTCGGGCGGCTCACATCCAGCCTTGCCACTTGGTCGGGCTCCGTGAATGCCGATCTCGACATGGCGCTGCCCGTTCTGCGCGCCCGCGCCCGCTCGCTGTCCGCCAACAACGAGCACGGCCGCCGATTCCTCACGCTGGTCGCCACCAACGTCGTCGGCCGCCAGAATCCCAAGCTGCAGGTGCGCGCCCTGCGCGACCAGCGCGATCCGAAAAAGCCCGGCACGCTGGACAAGACCGCCAACGACACCATCGAGTCGCACTGGGAGCGCTGGGGCCGAACCGCCGACATCTCCGGGCGGCACCCGAACCTCTACTCGCTGATGCGTACCCTTGTGCGCGGCGTCGCTCGCGACGGCGAGGCATTGGTGCGCATCGTCCGCAACCGCAGCCTGCCCTACGGCCTGGGCCTGCAACTCCTCGAGGCCGATCGTCTCGACGACACGCTGAACGGCCGCCTGTCGAACGGCAACACGATCCGCCAGGGCGTCGAAATCGATTCCTCGCTGCGAGCCGTCGCCTATCACGTGCGCACCGCGCACCCCGGCGAAGCGTGGAACACGACGACGCAGACCGTCGAGCGCATCCCGGCAGCCGACATGCTGCACCTGTTTGTGCCGGACCGGGCCGAGCAGGTGCGCGGAATCACCTGGTTCCACGCCGTTATCCTGCGCGGCAGCATCATCCACAACTTCGAGGAAGCCGCCGTCACGGCCGCGCAGATCGGCGCGAGCAAGATCGCCGCCCTCGAGCGCGCCGAAGAAGCCCCGGACGCCGCCGCCATGATGGCCGACGGCACAGCCGGCGGGCTCACCCAGATGAAAGTCGAAGCCGGCGAACTGTTCGAGCTGCCGCCCGGCTACAAGCTCAACTCGTGGAATCCCGAGTACCCTCACGCGAATTTCGAGTCCTTCCTCAAAGCCTGCCTGCGCGGCCTCTCCGCCGGCCTGGACGTTGCCGCCCACAACCTCACCGGCGACATGACCGACGTCAACTATTCGTCCGCGCGCATCGCCGAGCTGGGCGAGCGTGAAGTGTGGATGATCCTGCAGGACTGGCTCATCGGCACCTTCCTGACGCCGATCTACGAGGAATGGCTGGCCCTGTCGCTGCTCGCCGGCCGAATCACCTTCGACAGTGGCAGCGCCCTGCCAGCCGACAAGCTTGACAAATTCACGCGCGCCTCGCGTTTCCAGGGCCGCCGCTGGTCGTGGGTCGATCCGCTCAAGGAAGCCGAGGCCAACGCCTCCATGCTCGCCAGCCAGCTCACCAGCCGCACGCGCATCACCGCCGAGCAGGGATTGGAATTCGACGACCTGCTCGACGAGCTTACATCCGAATCGGAAGCCATCAAGGCCGCCGGCTTGCTGGTCGTGACGCCGCCCGTCAAGCCGATGTCTCCCCCCCCGGCGACCGGGGCGTGAGAGTGCCATTTTTTGCCTTAACAGCCCGCGCGAGATCGCGCATACTGTCCCCACTTTCGGGCTCTGAACCATGCCACCATTTACTCGCACCGTAAAAATTACCGCCACACGGGCTGCCGGCGACGATCGCACGATCGACCTTGCGATTTCGAGCGAGGCGCCTTACGAGCGCTGGTTCGGCATCGAGATTCTGTCGCACGATTTCAGCGCCGTCGATCTTTCGCGCCTGGCCGACAACGCGCATCCTCTGCTGCTCAACCACTGCACCGATGATCAGATCGGCGTGCTGTTCGACCCGATCATCGGCGAAGACCGGGTGCTGCGCTGCAAGGCAAAGTTTTCTCGCTCGGCAGACGCCGAAGAAATCTTCGTCGACGTTCGGGACGGCATCCGGCAGCTCGTTTCCGTTGGCTATTTCATCGAAGAAATCGTCGAGATGGCGCCGCCTCCGGCACCGGAAGACATCGGCGACCTCACCAAGTGGTCACCGGTGCGGACCTTCACCGGAGACCAGTTTCAGCGCGAAATGCGCGAACTCCATGGCGAAACCTTTGCGCGGCACGGTCAGGCAACCGCCCGCGCCAATGGGGACACGCCGCCAACATTCCTGGTGACGCGCTGGACGCCTTTCGAAGCGTCCATCGTTCCCATCCCGGCAGACCCGTCCGTTGGAATCGGCCGCTCGACTGGCGTCGAGACGATTCCTCCGCCGTCCGCCGACGACCAGGCGACTCAACAACCCAAAGCCCCCATTGCCGCACCCAGAATTTTTTTGGAGAAGAAAACCATGGAACAAAAATCCCCCGCCGAGCTCGAA